ACACCAGCCATTTGAAGCGCAGAAGCGACATCAGCAGAACAGATGATTATGTTACCTTTACCTCTACGAGTCTGTTGACCAATAGCGTTAGCATCTCTTTCTAGTTGATACATTAAACCTTTGAATTTCTCAACTGACCAACGACCGTTTGAGTCTGTGTCTAAGTCAAAAATTCCATTAGTTGTTACATTCGCTTGAGCACCTGGTTTAGCGTGGCCATAGATAGTACGAACAACTTCACGGTTGATTTCAGCAAGAATCTCAGTTGACAAAATGTTTGCCAATTCAGTTTCAGCGTCTAAACCATGAATCGCTTTAAGGTCCTGTGCAAGTTCCATTGTGTACTCTGCTTTAAGAGCACGAGAACGAGCAGTAACAGTAACTTTGTCGATTGAGAATGCCATCTCAGCAAATGCGTTAGTAGAAGCATCGCCTAGAGCTTCTGCACCAGCAGTTGTAAGACCAGAAGCAGTAGTATATGCAGTAGCAGATGGACTGTCATTCAAAGTCGCAGGGTTAGTTCCCGATTGTGCATCACCAGATGCTAAAGGGCTGTCAATAGTAGCGTTGTCACCAGAAAACTCAGTATTAGCTTCGTCAAATAGTGCTTCAGTACCAGCTTGTGAACTAAAACGAGATTTCATTGCAAAGATAAGACCAGTAGGTCCTGTCATTGGTTGAACGCCACAAATGTCATATGCAATTAAGTTAGGCATTGCACGGCGAACTAATGAAATTAGTACAGGATCCCAGTTATCGATAGAAGCGCCCGTTGCGTTAGCAGGTGCAGCTTCAGTCATGAAACCTCTGTCCTCTCTAACTGCTTTTTCTTGGTTCTCAAGAATAACAGTTGTTACAGCACGCTTATAGCTATCACCGATTTGTGGTAAATCTGGATGCTCTAATACTGGCTGCCATTTTTCTTGTAAATTTTCAGTAAGATACATTTATCTCTCCTTGTTATTTATTAATTGTTAATCACCCTTACTTAAACGAAGTAAGGTCTTTTGAAATAGCGGCCGTATATGCAGCCATAGCATCGGATGTACCAGTATCAACAGGTAAATTCGCCGCCACAGAATCAACTTCATCATTAGATGTCGCTTCTTCTATTTTCGTTTTAGGGAAATAAGATTCTTTAATAGTTTCTAATTTCTCTTGGAACTTCTCAGCACTATCGTACTCAACATTTTCAGCCATAGAAGCAAACTTCTCTTTCTCTGTGTCTGCTAAATCTTCAGATACAGAAATAACTAAGCTTTCTCTTTTAGACTCAGAAACATCTTTAGAAAGATTGACATTTTTCTCAATCTGTTCGTTTAGTTTGCTTTCTAAATCTTTGACTTGACCTGTTAAATCGTCTAGTACATTGTATTTTTCTTCAGGAACATCAATATAATGTTCTTTGAAAAGTCCTTTAAGTCCAGTGATGAAATCTTCAGCGATTTCAGTACGAATACCTCTTTCAACTGCTAATTCATTCTCTTTCATCCATTCTTCAACAACATAGTTAAGATATGAATCGACTTTCTCGACCATAGCTTCTTTTACTGTTTCAGTTTCAGATGCAAGTTTTTCTTCAAACTGTACTTCTAAGATTTCTTTGTGTTCTTTGATTCTAGTCTTTACAGCAGTTTCAAATATAGTCGCAGCTTTATCTTTAAATTCTTCAGATAAATCAGCGTCAGATGAAACTAATGCAGCAACATCATCAGACAAGTCAATTTCTACTTCTTCAGAAGCGGTAGTCGGCTTGTTGTCGTTCGGTAAAGAACCATCATTAGCATCTTTGTTATTTTGGTCAGATACTTTTGATACCTTTTTCGTTGCGTCCGGGTTACTATCAGTAGGTTTAACTACTGCTGGTCCCAAATCTTCAGCGTCATTTTCAAGGTGAGTAGGCTCAGCTTTTTCTGCGTCCTTAGTAACTACACTAGGCGCTTCTGCTAAGACTTCTTCTTCTTTAATTTCGGTTTCAGACATTCGGTCTCCTTTATTAAAAAATTAATTAATTTTCTTAATTACAAATATTTATACAAACCATCACCTCAAGCTTACGCTTTATGGATGATTTGCGTACTTTTTTACAGTTTTGAAATAAAATTCGCAAAAATCTTTGCTTTGACTTGTGTCAACTCATGTAATTTTGCTTTTTCTATTTCGTGTTTGTATTCTTCAACAGACTTACTTTTCAGTACGCCATTGTCCCATACCCACTCTTTACCTTCCATGATACCTTCTACGAAAGCATCTGGTGCTGACGGGTCTGCAACAATGTCAGCCGCCGTTGCGAGATAAAAGTCCTTACCAACTGTACCGTTAGATATAGAACCCATACCTCTTGAAGATACACCCAACTGTGCGCCTTCGTCAATTAAGTTCTTGACGATTTT